TCGGAATTATGGATGTAGATTTCGATTTCTCAGATGTCGACTCCTTTTTCGATGAAGGAGAATGGGAGGTCGAAAAGAAGATGATTGATGTAGGCGATGAAGCCGTGAAGTACGCAGAGGAACATGGGGATTATCAAGACCATACACTCACTTTGAGAACGTCCAATGATTACGATGTCGATAAAGACGGTTTGACATTGAAAAACGAAGCGGAATACGCATCATTCGTAGAATCTAAAGGGTATGATGTTTTGAGTAGTGCTGCTTTATATGCGGAGAAACGATTAAAAGAAGAATTTGAAAAATGAAAAAGTACATTGGAACAAAACAGATTGAAGCAGAACCTATGACATTGGGTGAAGCTTGCAGTAAAGGCTTGGTAAAAAGTGAAATAGAAGAGAATGAGTCTTATAAACTAGGATATCACACTCGTACTGAATATGGCTATGAAAGTTGGTCACCCAAAAAACTGTTTGAAGAATCATATCGAGAAGTCAAGGAAGAAACTCCTATCTGTTTCGGTGATGCTATCGAAGTGTTAAAACAAGGTGGGGCTGTTCGTAGAAGTGGTTGGAACGGTAAAGGTTTGATGGTATTCAAACAAGTGCCAGCTCATATCGAAAGCGACATCATCCCTAAGATGCAATCGCTTCCCCAATCGGCAAAAGACCTTATTCTGAAAGGTAAGGGATTTATTGACTATACAAGCCAGTGTCTTATCTACAACGAGAATACCGGACGCGCTGATTCATGGGTTCCGTCTATCAGTGATGTATTTGCAGAAGATTGGGAGATTGTGGAATGATAGTAACTACCGACATAGGAAACATTCTCTATCGGGACTGCAAGGCTTTCGGAATAGATATAGTGCCTGATGGTGAAACGTTGACGGGTGAATTGAAGTCCGAAAGGATTGTCATCCACACGAAGAAACAACAGCCGGGAAAGTATTGGAAGAAATCTTTCGCAGAAGTGAATCTATGTGTACCCAATTTAAGCGAGAATGAAGCGAACACAATCCGGCTTAACGAACTTGAAAGAAAGGCTGGCAAGCTGCTTGATGATGTAGTAAGCACCTATGACGGTACAACCTATCGTTACTCTATCGAATCAATTGGCGCGGAAGCGGATGCAGCTTTGAAATGCCATTACGTGAATGTGAGAATTTTATTTGAAGTAATAAATGTAAAACTATAAGATTATGATTTCAGCAGTAGGAATAAAAAGAATCTTGTTTGCCGACATTGATAAGGTAACGGCAGACATTACCCCCGAAATCGCAAAGACTTTGATTCAAGCCGCTATCAAAGCGAAAGATGAGGTTTTGAATGTACACGGGGAAACGTGGCAGATTGAGGAAACGGAAGCCTCTGTCACCGGGTACAAGAACCAATTAACGGGAAAGAATTACCGTTACGATGATGTGCCGGGAGAAGTATCGCCCGCTTTCTCTATCGGACAATATGACTGGAAGACCAAGAAAGCGTTCATGGGTGGCGATGTTATTCAGGCAACATCTAAAGATGTAGGTTGGAAGCGTGCTTTGGATAAAGTTATTATCAACAAAGCATTGTTCTGTCTGACCGATGATGATGTCTGGTTCATCTTCCCAAAATGCCGTATTGTTTCCCGTGAAGCCAATACGGATAAGGCAATTGCAATCGCTGTAAAAGGCTTGGTGCAGGAACCGGGAATCGAAGGTGTTTCTTCTGAGTATAACTATGAAGAAGGGCAGATTAAAGCTTTGCAGGCATGAACTACAGTAACCATTGTACCTACTCCTTCCGATGCGACCGTAAAGCTGGACGGTGCAACGGTCAAGTCAAAGCAGGTGAATGCTGGGGCTACCGTTCACTATGAAGTGTCGAAAGTGGGGTACGTCACTCAGTCAGGAGATATTAAAACCACTCCTTCTGAAGTTGATACCACTCTTAAAAAAGAGATAACATTGGTAAAAGCACAAGAGTGATAACCGGGGGATGGATATATACCATTCCCCCTTTTAGTTTAAGAATATGAATCAAGCAGCAAAAACGGTTTCTGATGCTTTGTTAGGGCTGGATTTCATGAATGTGGAGATAGGAGGGATGGTTTATACCATTAAACCTCCTACAATTAAAATTATCTGTCGTGCCATTCATCATTTTTCCAATATCGGCATGACTGGAGATAATGTCATGGAAGCTATTAAAGAGCTTCCTGAAGCTACTGAAGATATGCTGAAAGGTATTTCATGCTTTATCTGCGGGAATGATAGTTTGGTCAAAGAATTGGAGAACGGCACTTTTGAAGAAGTCAAAGATGCCTTGGAAGTCTGTTTCTCTATGATGGATATTTCGGCTTTTCAGTGTGTCAGCTCGATGAGGAACGTGTCGATGCTGGCAGCAAGACCGAAACAGTAGGAAACACAACGTTCTTCGGGCAGATAGCCCATTTGATTGACACGCTGCATCTGAGTTATACAGAAGTGTTTGAGATTATCCCTTATCGGAATCTGCTGATGATGCAACGGGATAAATTACGCGCAGTATATGGTGGTCAGAAGGTGAATAGAATCAGTGGTAAGGAATTGGCTAATCGTAGGAAAAAGAAATAGGATAAAGCCGGATTTCTCCGGCTTTACTTTATGAAAGTAAAAGTATGTTTGTATCATCTACTATTTGAGCATGGTTTGTAGCTCGTATGATTATTTTATCATTGATTCTGATATCTAAGATAGATTCCTCAATGCCATCATGCTTAATAGGGAATACCCATGAATTAAATCCTTCCATAAGATTAGGGAAAGCAATAATCGCATGAACGATTTTATTTTCTGAAATTATTCCTTTCATCCTAAAGTATGAGACCGTTTCTTTTATTTGACGTACCATACAATAGGGATAATCTGAATCAGGATTCTTTGCAGCATGAATACTATTTGCATATTTGGTTTCAATAAATAAAATCCATTCATCTTGATCACAAGTTATTGGAAAAACAACACATTCACATTGTCTGGAACGCTTTTTTTTAGTGATAGGTAATGCATTTTCAGGAAATGCATCAAAAAAAACTTTTACATTATTCTCATTTAATATATGAACAGCGTTAATAACATTTCTTTGAGCGCCAGAAATTTCAACTGCTCCTTTATTATAATCTTTCCAGTCTACAATATATAGATGAGGATTGTATATAGAACAAAGGCATGTTTTATGTTGGGGTAATTGTGCCAATAATCTATTCTTCATTTTTCTTCTGGAATAAAATAATTAAGCATTGTATAATATTCGTCCATCGTTTCGTTCATTATTTCATTGAAATAATGTTTCCCAATACTATTAGTATGATGCTCTTGAATGGAAAATATTTCTCCATCTTTTATTTGCCATGCAGAAACGAGTTTAGGGTTAATCCATGAATTGTAGCTTTCCAAAGAATTTGCAATATCTTTGGGCATATTATTCTTCACAAGCCAACCCATTATACAATTATTTAATGAATAGAGTATGTATGGACTGTGAGTTGTTAGAAATAACTTATGTTCTTTCTCCTTTATTGAACTTATTATGAAATACAATAAATTCTTTTGTGTAGAAGGGAATAAGTTTAACTCTGGCTCCTCCATGTATAAACTTGTATAATTTGTTTGGATAAAATGAGTAAAATAGTCAGATAGTGAACTTAAAAAAGTTTCTCCAGCCTTAGGTAAATGAATTTTCTCATTCTCCTTTGTGACTTTTAAGATCGTTTTTAAATATTGATGTAGCCATTTTTCGTTATTGAGATTTGTTTTATTATCAATAACTTCTGATAATGATTTTGATATTATTATATTTAATAATTTAGCATCTCTTTCTTTATTATCAATGTTGTCGTTTCTATCTCCTTCATAAATAGATTTAGTAAAATAGTTGACTAATGTATATAAAGGAATCATAGATTGCTGCCCACTTGAAGCATTTATTAATTGGATTTTGTTTCCGTCCAATGTTTCTAGAAAATCAATATCTTGATTCTCATCATAGTAATATTTGGTATCTAAAGATTTAATATCCAAGCCATTGTCAACAGTATATACTTTTCTTGCAATATTCCAATCTGACATAAAATTAAAAATATTGTTTTTAGGTAAATTGACTTGTTTCCAATCAGATATCATAGAAACGATATTACGTTCAGCAGGTATGTATGAAATTTTAGTTCTAATATAATTGTATTGATTTATCCATTCAAAAGTCGGAACTTTACTTCTATATTCAAAAGAAAACTTAACAACAGAAGATGCGTACATAATCTTTGAATCATTGGAAAAATATCCATCTAATTTGTGAAAAACGATTAAATTAGTAATGAAATTATCATCTTTAAGAAAAAAGTCAAAAGATTGTTCCAATGAAACTTTCTTTTCTACCCATGAGCAAAAGCATGCAATTTTGTTAATAGTGCTTTTACCTGAACTTTGCGGACCTATAATTACATTTACTTTATTTAATGTAATATCTATGTCTTTTATTGGTCCTATGTTCTTAATTATTAATTGAGCCATTGATTTATAGGGTTAGTTTATTGTGCAAATATAGTGTTATTAAATAATGAAATAACAATATATACTATTAATTGTTGTCTTAAAAACAAAATTTGTTTATTCTATAAATTCTCTGCTAACTTCTTAATATCATCCTTACTATTGATAACATGGGTGCTATCTCCTATGCGAACAGCTCCTATAACTTCATCGGAAGATTTTTCAAAAAGGTCTGAAACTTGAACATTCAAAGCAGATGCTATTCGTTCTAATACTTCTACTGAAGGATTGCCATTTATGTGTTGACTTAATCCTACTCTGGATATTCCCATCTTATCAGCAAGCTCTTGAACAGTTGTTCCTTGCTCTTTTATAACTTCTTTTATTCGTAAAGCCATAACTATTCTAAATTATATTTTGTGCAAATATACATACTTTTAAATATGTAAAGCGATAGCTATTCTTAAATTGAGTTAATGTAAAGCGAAATATTTCTATTTTGTTTGATTATTTAAAGTGAACGGTTTACATTTGCATCGTGGTTATAAAATGATAGATATATGAAACGCTACAACTTATCTCAAATAATGAAAGACGCTCACCGCTTCTACAATAGCCGTTCAAGAATGGGCAGAACTTTTGGCGAATGCCTGAAACTCGCTTGGCGTTGGGCGAAAGACGCTATCAAGTTTGCAGAAGAAAGAGAAGTTAAGATCAAGGCTATGTTAGCCAACCAGAAGCCGGTAGAGCGTACATCTTACAATGATAGTAAGATTACTTGGTCTGACTGCTACAATTCAAATAGCCGTGGGTATATGGGTTCTCAATATTGTGGTGATTAAAGTCAGAGCAAAGTAGAAATGAATAAATAACTTAAAATATAAAGATTATGGAAACAATAGAACTAAGAGAAAGCGATAAAAGAAGAGCTGTGAATCTTAATCGCAAAAACGGTTACGGCTTGGATAGCAAACAGATGATGCGCCTTATTAACAATCATAAGAAAGGTGATGCGTACAAGTGTGCTTTGATAGAGTTTCGCTTGACTGATATAAACTTTCATCGTGAAGTTGAAATGCTGATGAACGGCAAATATGATGAATTGAAAGAACAGGTAAAACAGTGGTAAGCAAAGAGCGCACCATCTTCACAGGCAATGCGCTCAAAATAGTATAAACACATAATGCGATTATGCGCATTATGAATTTAGTTGTAAAGATAGTATAAACACATAAGATAGGAACGAATATGAGAACAGAAATTATTAAAATGGAAAATTCTTCTTCATGTGAAATTGATTTGATTGAAGTAAGAGATGGACAAGCGGTAACCTCTTCATTGGTGGTTGCCAAGTATTTTGGCAAAGCACATAAAGATGTATTAAGGGCTATTAAATCATTGGATTGTAGTGAGTTATTTAACCAGCGCAATTTTGCGCCCGTTGAATATGTCGATAAAAAAGGTGAAAAAAGACCCATGTACTATTTAACTCGTGATGGGTTCACCTTTTTGGCTATGGGGTTCACTGGCAGGGTGGCTGCACAATTCAAAGAAGCGTACATTAACGCCTTTAACGAAATGGAAGAAATGCTCCGCAAGAATGATTGCACCAAGTATGCTGAAAAGATATTCAAATCCGAACTGAATTGTTTCAATAAACGGTTGAAAGAAACAGCAGCAAAAATAAGAAGAGAGAATGGAGTCGGATTTGGTATTTATGGTGAGATACAGGCAGGCGTATATGATTGCGACAAATTGCCTTTCCAAGAAAGATTGCGCAATATATTTGCCCAAATAAGCAATGCCTATGTAGAAAGTTATTATTTGGCAGGACACTATATAAACGCTGATAATCAAAACAAGCAGATACGCAAGCTGATTTCTGATTTTGAAGGGAAACTGGTAGAGGGATTTAGAATATATCCAAGCATATAAATACGATTATGAACTTCAAAACAAGACCACCGCCAATAATTGCTACCAAATGAGAGATTAAAAACATAGTTATAAATCAAAAACAACAAGAAAATGAGTAAACGATTTGCTATCGCCATTTTACCCAAAGAGAAACAGCAGGGGGGGGGTAAAGTACGGTTTAAAGATTGAAAAACCTTCAGCATTGGGTAATGTGTATGGATTGACCGAAGAAGAACTGAAAGAACTTCGTGGATTGATAGACAAGGTATTGACTAAATGATTATGAAACAGATAAAAATCAGACCACCGCCAAAAACTTTACGACAATGAAACGATTGTCGTGTTATGGTAAAGTGAAAATCTCTCTCTTACACGATTATATAATAAGTTTGCAAACAGAAACAACGCAGCTATCCTCACGGCTGAAAAATATAACCCCGCCATTGGTAAGAAGTGAGGAGCTTGCCTTTGGTGGGGTCTAATTTTTTAAACTGTGTAAAAGTATGAATAATATTCAGATTTTCCAAAATGAGCAGTTCGGAAAAGTAAGAATCGCGATGAATGAGAGTAATGAGCCTTTGTTTTGTTTGGCAGATGTGTGCGGTGTTATAGGCATTGCTAACGCAAGAAATGTCAGGTCAAGGCTTGAAGAAGATGATGTCCGCCAAATGGACACCATAGATTCGTTAGGTAGAAATCAACAAGTTACATTTATAACCGAAAGCGGTTTATATGATGTGATAATTCGCAGTGACAGCGAAAAGGCAAAACCGTTTCGCAAATGGGTTACAAGCGAAGTTTTGCCCTCAATCCGCAAACATGGTGCATACATGACCAGCGATACACTTGAAAAAGCTTTGACCTCACCCGATTTTCTGATTCAGCTTGCAATCAACTTAAAAGAAGAAAAACAGAAGCGTATCGAAGCCGAACAGAAGATTCAGAAAGATGCACCTAAAGTCCTTTTTGCTGATGCTGTCTCAACTTCACATCGCTCTTGTTTAATTGCTGAACTGGCTAAAATATTACAACAAAATGGGGTGAATATCGGTCAGAACCGTTTGTTTAGCTGGATGCGCGAGAATGGTTATCTTTGTCAAAAGGGTGACTACTACAATCAGCCGACGCAGAAAGCTATGAAATTGGGGCTTTTTGAATTGAAGAAAACCACCATCACCAAGCCGGACGGCTCTGTATTGGTCACTACTACTACCAAAGTGACTGGTAAGGGGCAAATTTACTTCGTAGAAAAGTTCTTAGGTAAAGATGCTGCTTAAATAATAATGCGCACCTCATTAGGTTGGGGTGCGCTTAATATGAATCTTACAAACTCCCTCCCATTGCGAGATATAAGTTTACGGCATCTTTTATTCCTTTAATCTGTTTTTGTGATATGGTTTTTATATCGTGATATTGCCTTCCAATAAATTTTATTTTTGCAGTTTTAGCATTAGAAAGTGCCTTTATTAATTCAATGTCATTATTGGAATGGATATTTTCATCACACCATTCCCATATATATCCTCCATTACCTGAATCAGTTTCTACATTATTGGGGATAAATTCATAAGCTTTATTGTCAATAGAAAATTGATATTTGCGAATGAATAACCAATCGTCAGAATAATATTGTATTCTGAGTCTAAAGTTTGATACCCCATCAATATTTTTCATAAAATAGCAATATATTCCATTCTGGTTGGTATATTGGGGAGCAGATTTTGGTTTAATCCATGTTAGTTCACGTGGGTCAAATTCGTCCTTGTTAAATGTAAATAAAGAGGATATTTTTTTTACTGTTATAGAATCAATAGGATTTTGTTTTTCTTTTTTTATGTCCGATATTGTTTTTCCAATGTTATCATCTAAAGACATAACATTATTTTTTATATTGTCAAGGGTTGATTGGTTTATATACGGATTTACTTTTTCACCGTTTGAGTTGTACAGTGAGAATTTTATCGGAATATTAACAAACTCTATTCCTTGATTAGTCATATCTTTATAAACTTTTTGAGAAATGCAAAATTTTTGATATGCTTCTAAATACGCAAGGGAATCATTCTTTGAGCTTATCGTCTTAGGTTCCTCCTCCTTCTCATTGTAAGAGTTGCTGAATAATGACTTTTCTTTAACCGTTTCCACATATTTATATGACTTATTGCAACTTGAAAAAGCAAATATTGACAATATCAGAAGCAGTGTATTTTTCATGACAGTACATTTATTAACTTAAACGTTTGCAAAAATATCTCAAAAATCAATCATTTCCAATTATTTCACGACAATTATTCCGTTGTCGCATATCAAATACTTGAAATATTGCTGGATAACTTGTATTTGTCGAATTTAGCACAAATGAAAAAATAATGGAGTTTAGAGGAGATACATCTGGATTAGATGAGTTACTTGAAAGTGTAGACGATAGATATTATAATACCCTTTCTCAAATAGGGAGAGACGCCACCCGAAATGCGAAGATTAACAAGACTTATGAAAATAGGACTGGCAACTTGAATAATGCAAATGGGGGATGTGTTGTCCGTAATGGGAAAATAGTAGATATGTGGGTGGAATCAGACGGTTCTCATTCCGAAGCGGTAAGAAATACAGAGAATCTTCTGATTTATTCCGAAAAATCAAAGGATGGGCTTTATTTGGCTAACGGTCAGCCTTATGCAAGCTATGTCGAAAGTAAAGGGTTTGAAGTTATTATGACTAATGGTATCTTGTATGCAGGTAGACAAATAGAAAAAAAATTATAGATATGGCAGGCATTATTTCAAATGTAGACAGTGATGTTCAGAAGTTGCGCAAACTGAAGAACGAGATAGAAAATGTCAAAAAAGCATTGATGGGTATTAATATCAAGGTCGATATTGATATAGCTAAAGGTTTGCAATCACAGTTAACCTCCCTTTTGGGGCAATACGATACATTGGTGGATAAGATTGCGGCAGCGGAAGGAAAGATTATGCTTTCTGTCAGTCGAATCAATAAAGCAACCGAAAAGATTGTCAAAGCACAAGAGGTTGTATCTAAACCTACGGCTGATCCGGCACAGAATGGAGATGCTGCAAGGCAAACAAATACGGCTGAAACGGAAAGTGTTCGGGCGCAAGCAAAGGCTTATGATGACCTAAGAACCGAGATAAACGGTATTCTTGGCACAAGAGAAGAGAATGTCAAGAGAATGATAGATGAAATGAACGCTATCCGTTTGATTAATGCTGAGATTAAGAAAATCAACAAGTCACAAGGTGATTATTCTTCCTTGTCTTCTGCTCAACAAAAACGGCTTGAACAGTTAAACAATTCATTATTGACACATAAAACTGCTTTGTCAGAAGTGAGACAAGCATTGAACAATAATGCCAAACTTGATAATGTAGCCGCTACTTCCATGAACGGGTTATCCCAGTCTTTATCAAGAATGAGGATAGCTTATCGCGAATTGACAGAAGAAGAGCGCAATTCTCCTTTTGGTAAAGAATTGCTTGCGTCTATTCAACAAGCGGATACAAAAATAAAGGAACTTGATACCACTATTGGCAATCATCAACGTAATGTAGGTAATTATGGTAAGCAGTGGAATGGGCTTAGTATGTCTATTCAGCAAGTAGGACGCGAACTTCCTTCTTTGGCTTACGGTCCAAAAGTTTTTTTCTCTGCTATATCGAATAATATTCCAATTTTAGCAGATGAGATTAAACGGGCGAGAACTGAATATAAACTATTGAAGGAGTCGGGGCAGTCGGCGATTCCAGTATGGAAGCAAGTGGTATCGTCTTTGTTTAGCTGGCAGACTGTATTAACGGTTGGTATTACACTGCTTACTCTTTATGGCGATAAGGTGGTGGATTGGGTTGCAGGGCTGTTTAATGCTAAGAATGTCATGAAACCTCTTGTTGATATTCAACAACAACTAAATGACGTTCAATTAAAAGGAGTTCAAAATGCTCAATCCGAAATAACAAAGTTGGAATTATTATATAAAGCTACTCAAAATGCTTCAAAGCCTATTCGTGAAAGAAAAAAAGCTGTTGATGAGCTACAAAAATCATATCCTGATTTCTTCAAAAATCTTTCAGAAGAAGAAATTCTAACGGGAAAGGCAGCTGACGCTTATGCAAGACTTACTTCTTCGATTATTGCATCTGCACGTGCGAGGGCTGCACAGGATAAAATGACAGAGAATGCTAAAAAAATATTGGAAAATGAGGCTAAAATAACAGAAGAATATGCTAAAAGGGAAAATGCACAACTAAAACTTGACAAACAGATTGAATTAAGAAATAAAATAGACAGAGAGGCGAATCCCGATATGTATGCAGGTCAACAAATGAAGGTTGGTGCAGCTTTGGGTAAGGTCGAAGAAATAGATGAAGGCATTGCTAAACTTAGACGTGAAATATACGAGCTAAATAAATCTCAAAATGAATTAGCACAAAACATAGATGTTAATGATTTGATATTCAACCCGAATGAAGATTCTTCAAAGATTGGTGAAGAAGAAAGGAAAAGACGTCAAGAAGAAGCAGAGAAATTATTGAAACAGCAAGAGCAACTCTCTGAACAACTTGCCGAAGAACTCTTGTCTCTTCACCGTCAGAACCAACAGGATGAAATCAACCTGATGAGAGAAGGCACGGAAAAGAAGTTGAAACAGATTGACCTTGATTATCAGAAACAGATTGATGCGATAAGAAAACAGGAGGAAGAATGGAGCAAAGCCGGTAACGGTAAGCTGACCGACAAGCAGGCACAGAAAATTTCAGAAGCTTATACCAATGCCGAAAGTATGAGAGATAAAGATATTTCCGATGTAACTGAAGGACAGCTGAAAGCCGAACAACAGGCTTTGAACGACTACTTGAAAGAATATGGCACGTTCCAGCAGCAGAAATTGGCTATCGCCCAAGAGTATGCGGAAAAAATAAGGAAAGCACAGGAAGAAAACGGTGTTAATAGTGCACAAGTAAAGTTACTGGAGAAACAACGTGATGTTGCCATACAGAACAAGGAAACAGAAGCCATAAAAGCCAATATAGATTGGGTTACTGTGTTCGGTGAGTTTGGTTCCATGTTTTCCGACATGATAAAGCCCGCCTTGGACGAAGCGAAAAAATATGTACGGACTGACAAGTTCAAGAACTCCGATCAGGCAAGCCAGAAATCATTGATTGACGCCATCAGCCAGATGGAAAAGTCTTTGGGTGGTACAAGTGGAGTCAACTTCAAGAAACTTGGAGAGGATGTAAAAGCCTATCAAATAGCAGAACAGAATCGTATCAGTGCCATAGGGATTGAAACAGCTGCTTTGGAAAGACTAAAGAAATCACAGGATGATTACACCAAAGCGCAGAAGGGCGGAACGGAAAGTGAGAAACAAGCCGCAGCAAACGCTCTTGAAACAGCACGGCAGAATGCTGACATTGCATCCGCCAATGTGAAGACACAGACTGATATCGCCAATCAGGCCCAGCGTAATGTGACTGATACCGCCACCATACTGAAAGCAAGCATGGAAAATTTATTGGGAGGCTTGCAGCAGATTTCATCCGGTGGATTGTATAACGCATATAGCGGAATTATCAAAACCGTGAACGGATTCAAGGATGTCATAGGAAAAACGTCAGAATCTCTTAAGGAGGTCCCCATTGTCGGATGGATTCTGTCCATCATTGACGTACTCAAAGACGGATTAAGTGATCTTGTCGGTGGTCTGCTTGATGCTGTTCTGAACGCTGTCAGTGGAATTATCGGTGATGTCTTGTCAGGGGATTTGTTTGTCACAATCGGCAAGTCATTGAGGAACGGCATAGGAAACATCCTGAACGCAATCTCATTCGGAGGCTTCAACTCCTTGTTTGGAATAGGTGGAAACGCCAAGGAAGTACAGGAAACGATAGACAGGCTGACGGACAGGAATGGAACTTTGCAAACGGCCATCGAGGATCTGACTGACGAGATGAAGGCAAGCAAGGGAATGAAATCGGTTGAATCTTACAGGGAAGCTGTAAAGTATCAGGAGGAAGTCAATAAAAACTATCTGCAAATAGCAAAGGAGCAAGCCGGATATCATAAGAGCCACGGCAGCTGGCAGCATTATCTGAAATGGACGGATGAAATGCTGGAACACGCAAGAAAAGCTACCGGCATGCAGGATTTCTCCGGCACCGATTCCTTGTGGAATCTGACCCCCGAACAGATGAAGGCTCTACGGTCGGACGTATGGTTATGGGATATCATGGAATCTTCCGGTAAGGGAGGTTACGGTGAGCGTGTTACCGACAAGCTGGATGATTATATAGAGCAGGCAGGAAAACTGGAAGAACTGACCGACAGTCTTTATGAGGGCCTGATCGGAATGTCATTCGATTCCATGTATGACAGTTTTATAAGCAGTCTGATGGATATGGAGAAGAGTGCGGAGGATTTTGCTGATGACATATCCAAATATTTCATGCAGGCGATGCTGTCAAATGCCATCGGTGAACAGTTTAGTGACAAACTGAGGACATGGTATGATAAATTCGGTGAAGCCATGAAGGATGATGGTACGCTTGATAATAATGAGCGTAAGGAGCTGATGGATGAATACATGGGTTATGTGGACGAAGCCATGAAGCTCCGTGACGAGCTTGCCGCAGCAACCGGATATGACAAGATTTCGCAAGAATCAACATCCCAGTCAGCTTCATCCAAAGGTTTTCAGGCAATGAGTCAAGATACCGGCGAAGAGTTGAACGGGCGGTTTACAGCATTGCAGATTGCAGGAGAAGAGATAAAGAATCAGAATATTATTCAATCTCAATCACTTAATCTACTGACAGTAAAAGCAGATGCTCTACTTTCCATAAATACGGAAACAAGGAATATCGCTGATGATACGCGAGATTTGATAGCACAATCTTATCTTGAATTGGTACAGATTTCAGAAAATACAGGGGCAATCGTCAAACCTATTCAACAGATGCAAAGAGATATAGCAGAAGTTAAAAAGAATACAGCAAAATTATAGTCTATGGATGAATTATTAATTAATGGCGAAAACGCTTATACAACATGGGGTGTGAGAATGGGAGAGGGGTTTCTTGATGTTATTGGGGCATCCGCTTCCATGAAGGATTTTATTGAGAACAAAAGCCGACTTGAACATGGGAAACGGGTAATAATCAATAATCCTAAAGTCGATGAGAGGGAAATAACTCTTTCGTTCACTATCGAGAGTAATTCTCAGTCTGATTATCAAGCAAAGAAGAAAGCTTTCTTTGATGAGCTGTATAAAGGTGTGGTTGATATTCAGATTCCTGCTAATAGTAGCGAGGTTTACCATCTTATTTATACTGGCAAGAGTGTCACTTACGCACAGAGTTTAGACCGAACTTTCGGAAAAATTTCAGCCAAGTTTAACGAGCCAAATCCGGCAAACAGAAGCTAATTCACGACATTGGTTTTATTGTCGTGTATGTGAGTGCTCAAAATTGGGCACTCTTTTTTTTATCCCCGAACTTTGAAGACATGGAACAAATCGACATCAAAGACATATCCGGTGCTATCCTGCTTACAACTTTGATCAATGAAGGCTGCAAGCGTAAGTTCACTCTGATGAAGGAGGACTACATCATGTTAAAGTTCTCCTTAGAGAATCCCATATATTTCAAACTTGGCTCATACGTGGAATGTAACTTCGGATTGTTCGAGGTGTGCGACTTGCAGAAGCCCGCATTCAACACCAATACCGCCGGCTACGATTACGAATTAAGACTTGATGCCTACTACTGGAAATGGAAAAACAAAATCTTCAAATATACCCCGGAGACGACCGGACAGGAGGCGTCCTGGAACCTGACCGCTCCGCTTGACGTACAAGCCGGTATAGTCCTTAGAAATTTGAAAGCTCTTGGTTACACATACAAAGGACAGGATTTTGTTTTCTCCATTGACAGCACTGTAGAGAATAAGGCACTACTGATGACTTATGACAACATCAACATCCTTGACGCCTGCTTCTCTATGGCAAAGAAATGGGATTGCGAATGCTGGGTGACTGAAAACATCATCCATTTCGGGCGTTGTGAGTCCGGCGATGCGGTGATTTTCGAGATCGGGAAAAACGTGCAGGAAATGTCACAGTCAGAATCCCGGTCCACCTATGCCACCCGTATCTACGCTTTCGGCTCAACAAAGAATATCTCATCTGACTACCGTCCGGTTGATGAGACCGTGGTTGTGAACGGCGTGGTGCAAAAACGCTTAATGCTTCCCGAAGGCACTCCTTACATTGACGCTTATCCTGATATGACTACCGAGGAAGCCGTCGAGCAGGTGGTTATCTTCGATGAAGTCTATCCTCGAAGAACAGGCATCATGTCGGATGTCACCACTATCGAAGTGACGGACAAGGTGGAGAATGAGGACGGCACAACCACCGAGGAAAAATGGAATGCCTACCGCTTTAGGGACACGGGTGTTAACTTTTCCGAGAAATATATCCTCCCCGGTCAGGAGCTGAGGATACGTTTCGCATCCGGGCTTCTCAACGGTTTGGAGTTTGCCGTGAAGTTCAATCCTGAGGGAAAGCCGGAGAAATTGGAGGATGGCGGATGGAACCCTGAGGCACAGCTTTGGGAGATAGTCAGGAATGAGGACTATGGCAGACCGCTTCCCGGTGATGTGCTCTTTCCCCAGGATGGAGATGAATATGTGCTTTCCGGCTGGGACAGTACGAAAATAACCGAGCTGGGGCTTGTGGGTGCCGCCGAGCAGGAGTTGAAGGAAAAGACTGAAAAGTACGCTGCCAAATCCAAGATAGACCCGAGTACCTATGGCTGCACGATGATGTCAAATGACGCATACCGTGAGGATGGCGTTCATAATTTCTATGGCATCGGTCAAAAGGTCAACCTTATCAACAAGGCTTATTTCGAGAACGGAAGACAGTCAAGGGTTATCGGATTTGAATTCAATCTTGACTATTCCTTTGACTCACCTGTTTATACTGTCGGGGAAACCACCGCCTATTCCCGTATCGGGGAGCTGGAGGAAAAGGTTGAGAGCCTTACCCTGAAGGGACAGACCTATACGGGCGGTGGTGGCAGCGGTGTGTATGTGATCGGAAGCCACGACTCCACCCCTGCGACAGACCATAACGTGTATTCCGCATTGCGCTCCTTAGTAATGTTCCTTCGTAAGGATCAAGCGGACGGAACAAATTTCTTATTGAAGTTCGGCAAGTTCATCGACTCCATGATTGCCGGTAAAGGTGCCGGTATCTATCCTGACGGGCGCGGTCAGTTCGAGCGTCTTGAGGTACGCGGCTCCGCAGTGTTCAAGGAAATCATCTATAACCGTCTGAACGCACAGGAAGGCGACACCTCATATTCCGAGAACGGAGTCATTGAGTCCGTGGCTTTAGAGAGCGACGGAACTTATACCCTGAAATTGCGCAAGCGCTGGGAGAATGACTTCACCGCATTCCAGGAGGGTGATATAGTGTACGGGATTGTAAACAACCTCTTTTCTACGGGGGAGTATTACGCCTCGT